CTTCCGTGTCTTCCCCTGCTTGTAGGCTGTCATCTGACTGTCGACTACCTTCATGAACGGGATCGGGCCGGGGGCTTTGTCGCTGATCCCACGAACGTCTGACCAGTGCCCACCCACACCGCCGCCCTTTACGGAAAGCCATGCTACTTCACCATTATGTTCAATAAGGCTATCAAGATTGTCACCCACGTAAGTAAGGAAACAGCTAATAGGGAGGCCACGTATCTTTCCGTTCGGTTCCGGGGCATTGCTGAGGATAGGGCTAGCAAACATGAACCAACCCTTTGACACGTAGTCGTATATACGCTGTGCAAAATCGAGGTCACCGCTACAGTAGGCCACACTAGCACGAGCAAAGGCTTCTTGAGGTGAGGTTTCATGCTCAAGCATATAGTAGTCCTGCATGAGTTTAATTGCTTGGTCACTGAGGCGATTATCTCTTTCAACATCTATCGTTATCCCTAAGTAGTCAGTCATTCACTTCTCCAGTATTTTTCTTGTGTGGTTGCTCCGATAAAGCACCGGAGCGAACCTACTATTTTACCACAATTCTATCAGTTTGTCCAGATAGTGTTTGGCTTTTTGTAAGTCTAACTTACCACCTTTCTCCTGAAAACGTGCCATATACTTGATAACATTCCCTAAAATAAATCCCTTGAATTGCTCTTCGGACATCCAACATTCCATAGCATCCCAAGGCTGTATCTCCTTGTTCGTGTAGTGAGCACCACCAAGCTGATAGTTCCTAGCTATCTCAGTCAGATCGCTCATCACCTTTCCCCCTGTAGTAGATGCCTAGGTCATCCTCTAGGTCAAACGAATAACCAAACTCACCCTCAAGGCAATTCACAAGGTCTTCAAGAATCTCACGCCATGTAACGTCATAAGGATACTTGTTGTCTAACGTGACGCTCTTGCCGCAGTTACGAAACTCAAACGTCATGTATGCTTTGTCGTCTTCATCTTCAAAGACACTATCAAATCTACGACTCATCTTCTAAGTCCTCCATAAAGTAATCTAATTTGTTTTCAATCTTATCGTTAAAACGATCTACCAGTTCCTCTGAGGTGATCTCAAGCACCTCAAGTACACTGATTTCATCCTGTTGTTTTAAGCGGTCACACACGTCGGTAAATGTTAGCATACTTCCGCTTCCTTAAGAAGGTCAGTAATGGTCTCGACAGTGTAGTACCTAAAACCATTCTTGTCAGCCCATTCAGCCATCGTGAATTTAGTCCCATCTTTACGTCTCCTCGCTCTTGGCATTGGTGTGTCTGGGTGATAAAACACAAACACAAGTTCTTGGAAGATTAGGCTACGACGAATGTCGACATACTTCCTAGCCTCCTCAGAGTCCCTGAAGCGGCCTTTGGCCTCGATCAGGTAGTCTCCGATTTCAAAGTCTGGCTCATACAGTTTCTCTTGAGTGTATGAGACAGTCCCAGTATGGTACTTGCAGTCCTTGAGCACACCTTGGTGTAACTCATACTCAAACCAACTGTCGTATCCCTTTGGGGGTTTACCCTTCTTCTTTGCCATTTGGTTTCTCCAAGGTGATTTCCGGAACATTCGGTTCATTCTCTACCTTGGTTAAAAACCTTATACCAGTAGAATAAGCAAACCCTCTTAAGTTGGGGTAGCAGTGGTGTTTGAAGTCGCAGTATGAGCATCCCGTGGCTAACTTTTCGTTTCCAGACTTGCCATCCGCTACTGGCGAGTTGCAGAAGTCTGGCGGCTCCGGTAGCTCGACTAGCTTTTTTACATGACGTACACGCTCAGCTATGTCGTAGTTGATTGACGAGTGAACAGGAGCCTGTGTGTCTTCCTCATCATACTCAAGGTAGCACAGGTGCCCGTTCTGCTTGTCAATCGCAATCCAACCATACTTAGTGTCGCCCTCAGAGTGTGCATAGGCTTTCAACTGTGCAACATAACCAAAGGGATCATCATACGCAAGTGTAGCGTCCTTGAACTTCTTGAAGCCGAATGTTGATGTTGACTTAACGTCAACCAGTCGACCATCAATACGGGCATCCATAGATCCCTTGACACCTTCTACCTCACAACTCTTTTGCTCATCTTCTACTGTGTGACCAGACAGACGAGTCAAGAACAGAATCAGTTCTTCAATCATGTGTCCGTACATGAACTTGATGTACGTGTGTGGCTTAAGCTCTTCCCGTTCGTACTGATTGTACGAGTACCAGAGTTGACGATCATCTTTACCAATCGCACTCAAACGTAAGCGACGAGTATCCTTGACTGCCGCAGGCTTGAACTCTTTCTTCATGAGGTCTTTCATGGCCTCACCAAAGCGATCAATCTCTGCATCGACATCGACTCCCTCAGGCACATCCCTAGAGGTCATCAGCGTGTAGATATCGTCTACTAGCGTTTGAATTGATTTAGACATCATCTTCACCCATTAAGGCTTCATCAATCATGTTATGGCCTAGCATAACAGCCGCAGTTTCAACTCGTCTGGACTGCCACCGATAGCGAGCCTCTAAGCGACTAACAAAGTCCATGAGTTGTTGTACGTCTTCAGTCCCTATCGCTAGTTCTGACAAACGCTCTTCAAAGTCTTCTAAGGTGTAAATCTGAGTCATATCGTTCTCCTGTTACTATCCTGTTAGTATAACACATTAATGTGTCTCTGCCCAGTTATTTCCAACTTTATATTCACCGTCCAGTGGACACTTGAGGTCAAGGGCGACACCTGCCGCCTTGATGCATTCAACCATGAGCCAACCAACCTTGTCAGCTTGATCCTCAGGTGCCTCTATCTGGTATTCATCATGGATTGACCCCAAGAGTTTGTACGTCAGATTCCACTTGGGAGCATAGTCAGTGAAGATCTGTAGTGCTTTCTTCATGACGACTGCCCCGGCAGACTGTAGCAGTGTGTTTAAGGCACTATGTTCACTTCTGATGTGTAAGCATCGTCCGTCCAGTCCTCTGAGGTGTCCTCGTTGCGAGGCAAGTGAGACTTTTTCTCTAAGCTCTGCAAGTGCGGGAGTATTGTCGAGAAACCGCTGTCTAAGTCTCGCTCCAGTCCTCTGACTGCCATCCACAATAGAGCCGATTTTAGCGTCTCCTGCTCCGTATAAGAATGCGTATATAAATGTCTTTGCCTGAGCTCGTGTAGACAATCCTGCATTTCGCTGATTTGTTGTATGAATGTCTCCGTTAATGATTTCATTTGTGTACTCCTTATCATCCATATAGTGTGCAAGCATACGTAACTCAAGCCCACTAGCATCAATACCAACTAACTGATGACCGTCAGGAACAACCCAACAGGCACGACACTCGTAGCCATAGGGGGCACCGACAGCAGGCACTTGAGCCATGTTAGGCTTGCTGTGTGTCATTCGTCCAGTGACCGCACCACAGGCGTTGACCTGTCCATGTACTCGACCGTCATCCTCGATTGCTTCAAGCCACGATTGGACTTGGGCGATCCTCTTACCAACCATGAGATACTCCGCAATAAGCTGAGCCTCAGGTATATCAGTAACAGTCTCAAGTGTCTTCTCGTCAACAATAGCTTGACCAGTCTCAGTAAACTTCTCAGGCTTCCATCCGAATAGCCTAAGATACCTCCCGATTTGCTGTCGTGAGCCTAGGTTGAACTCAGGCCAGTCAATACGACTAAACGTACCGTCTACCTGCGTCCACTTGTCGCCAAGGAACTTTAGACCGACCGTAGAAAGCGAGCCATCTTTCTTGTACTTAGGTACGATCTCTTTAACGAACGTAGGTAGCGGACGAAATTTTTCATGTACGGCTTCTTCAAGATCATTCTGTTTCTCCTGTAATTGTGCAACTAAGTCTGTTGCTTTGCGTTCATCTAAGAGCCATCCGTTAGTGATCTGTGTTGCAATTGCAGTTTGTACCGAATGCTCAAGATTGATGCTGTCAGTTCCAAACGGAGCAAGCTCTTGCTTGAGTGTCTGATACAGACATTCAGTAACCCTAACGTCTTGCTGACAGTACTCCACCATTTCTGGCGTAAGCGCACTCCAATCATGATAGTCTCCTTTTGGAAATTTAAGTCTCTCGCCCCAAGCGGCAAGCGAGTGACCGCCTTCCAACTGTGGATTGTATAGACGTGACATAACCAACGTGTCGGTGATTTTGCAATCTATCGACACATCTAACAAACGCTCAACCACAGGGATGTCGTACCGGATAATATTGTGTCCGATTACCTCTGTTACACCCTCCATTAGACACTCCCATGTCTGTTTGTCTGGCATCTCAAGAGTGAACATCTTGTCATCTTTGATGCCGCAAATGCACCAGATGATAGATGGGTTGAGACCGTTGGTCTCGATGTCAAATACTAGCTGAGACAATTTCCACTCGCTCCATTGGAATCTGATAAAA